AATTTATTATACTCATTTAAAAAAGTAACATCTCTTTTTTCTAAATATACTTGAGTATCAGGTGTAGTATCGTCTTCAGTAATTTGAATAGATCGAATAGCTAAAGCTCCTGCTGGAGCATTAATATACTGTTGTCCAATAACTAAAGATCCTGTTTGAGATTTTCTATCAGAATCCATATTTAAATCTCGCATACACCTTAAACATGCATTACCAATAAATTGATCTGTAATTGTAGAAGTAAATACAGAAGTATCTACCTCAGTGTAATTTTGAATTGCTGTGGTTAAAGTTGCGTATGTGAATCCGTCGTCTACAAATGCCATATTACTGTGGTCCTATCGTTTTTAATGTTACTGGTCCTGAAGATGTATTATATCCTCCTCCACCAATTTGTCCAGTAGTTGCTGTATCAGTTCCACCTTGATCTGAAGTATCTGTATTATAGTTATTTAAAGGATCTTGTAGACATCTTATAGTATCACCTGCTGTATGAGATACACCTGTAGATCCAAAAGAACCTCTTACAACTCCATCTAATACGTTGTTAGTAATACCAGTATAAGCAATTAATTCTGCTGCAATAATTACAGCATTAATAGGTGTGCCATCTGGAAAAAAATCTACACTTCCTGGTGTACGAGGACTTTCTACTTCAAATCCAGTAGAACTTGTTAATGTAATTCCAGTTGTTTGAGTAGCATTAATAGTTCCAACAAGAGTTGTTGTAATATTTGTATAAATTCCAGGAGTAATTTTATGTCCTGAAGCATCACAAATTTGAGCTCCACTAATTCCATCAATTTTAGCTATATTATTAAATGCACCTGCAATTCCTGGTGGTCCTCTAAATCTAACATAACTCGCATGATTTCTTCCATGATTATCTTCAAAAACATTTATTATAGGACTTCCTGCTGCATAAGTTGTTAATGGATTAAAACTTAAAGATCTTAATGCACTGGATGCTGGTTGTTGTGGCCTTGTAGTAGGTAAAGCTGTTGGATCAGCTGCACTTGGTTTTGGATCTAGTTGTGGTTGTTTAGATTCAAACTCAGAATAATGCACAAATAATCCATTCCATTGTGTAACCATTTCATTCCATGGAAATGCTTGACCACTAATGTCTGAAATTGCTAATGCATATTTCCCTTGTGCAAATCTTGCCATAATTAAATACTTGGATAGTAAGTCTTCGGAGTAATATAAGTACTAGCTTCCGAACCATCCGCTGCCTCCGCTCTTAATAATTCATCTTCGTACAATAATTTTAAATTTTGTGTTTTTTCAGGAGCATATTTTAAACTTAAATAATAAGCTAATCCTGCACACATACATGGCACATAATAGTATGGAACATCAGTTGCATTTGTATAATTACCTGCATCATCAATTCTCGTCATATAATAAAATTGAACTCTATCTCCTGCCTGACTAGAACTTGGAGTTGTGTATAAAGTAATTGTAACTCTATCAATAAATCTTTGAACCCAATATTGTGAAGGTTGACCTGTTGCTAATTTATTAGATAAAGAAGAATAAGTTGATCGTGAAATTTTTGTTAGAGGACTATCTGATTGACTTGTAGTTCCAGCATTACTTCTGTATGACGCTTCAAAAATATCATCAACGCCAAATAACTGAGCCCCTGCACTATCTAGTAATGTAGATGTTCCATCACCACTTGAACGATACCCAATGTATTCATTAGTGCCTGCAACTAGAGTCAAGTATCCATCAGCTATTTGCCAAAGATGTATTCCTCTGTTAGCCCATTCTTGAAAAAGAATATTTAAAGATCTACGAGCAGTTTTAAGTTGGTAACCAGCAACTCCTCTTAATCCACATCTTTCATAAGCTTCTTCAATGATCTCATCAATGTAAAAAGTTTTGTCAAATGTTGTAGTGCCTGAAGTAGTATTAGCCATCTACCCTCCTATCCATCATAGAAGAATGTAGCCGAACTTAATCCTGTTACATCAGTATATGCTCCATTAGGAAATAAGATTCCGTTATCAGGAATATATGGGTCAGTTTGATTTGTAACTCCTGAAGGAATTCCAAGATGTAAACCAATTACTCCTGTGATAGATGAATCTCTTACAATTAAACCTACTGCACCTGAACCAGAATGAACATGCATTCCTCTTAATCTTGTTCTACCAGAAAAAATAGGACCTGAAGCAGAAGCATTTGTACCTACAGATAAATCTGTAGCCGTTGATGGTTTTGAAATACTTGTAACTGAAGTAAAAGTAATACTTGTATCGTTATTAGCACTTCCTGCTGGACCTGTGTGTTCGTGAGTCACAGCGTTGCCATCTTTGTCGGTACCTACAATTGTAAACACAATAGCGTTTGTTGTTCCACTTCCAGAGGTAAATTTTAATGTGGCTGCCACATTATTCCATTCCGCAAATCCAGCAGCTGAAGATGCTAGAGTTAAATCTGTAGTTCCTGCTACTGTCTGATTGCCTGCTACATTAGTTGTACTAGCACTTAAAGGCTCCATGTAGAGTGCTTTTACGGCTGTTACATTACTCATAAAATTTTCTCCTGTTATTTATTCAGGCTCCCGAAGGAGCCTAAAATAATTTATTATCTTTGTTGTACTGTTTGAACGTAGTCAACAAAAAGATCGTTAGCCACAGTTCCTTTACTTTCAGAAAATGCTTTTAATTCCATAAGTAAATCATCAGGAACAGTTGTTGCTGCTAATGTTCCCGAAACTGTACCGTTTATAAAAATTTTAAACTGATCTGCTGTTACACTTGGTTCACTTCCTGCTGGTTGAAATAAGAATCCCAATCTAACAGAATTATCTGGCATTCCATAAACAGTTGCAGATTGTGTTGCTACAGTTGAATCTAATTGTACAAATGTACTTCCTGCTTCTAACACAGTAAAAGATACACCTGCTCCATTTTTTCTAGATACAAATTGAATTGAAGTTGTATCTTCTAAATGAGAGAAACCAATACCATCATCTGGTAATGCTACAGGATTAACATAAGCGTTATCCGCAAAACCAACAAAAGTGTTTAGTTCACTAACATCAGTGATTGCAATTGAAGTTTCAAAATACCATTTTTTACCTGTATTAATTTGAAATACTTCTGGAGACTGTATACCATTAATCTCGCCACCGGCAGGATTAGCATCTCCGATTCTTAGCCATCCTTGAGGATATTGAGATAAAATAAAAGCCGAACCAGTTTTAATTTCAGTCCAATCTTCATCATTGTATGTTATAAAATCATCTTGGTACGCCCATTCTGCTGGTGCAGTTCCGCCTGTTATTAGAGGTTGTTTGATACCACTAAATAAAGAAGTAGCACCATCTTTTCCTCTTACGTTTGTTACTCCGTTTGAAAAGTGTGTTGTCATATTAATCAGCGCCTCCTAGCGCCAGTTATTCTTACTAAGCAAAGAATAACCAATTTATGATTTAATTATCTTAGTGAGTTTTTTATATACTAGTTTTTAGTAGAGTGCAAGAGAGCCTACGGTCTTTATGCATTTCAGCAATGTAGCTTTTGATTAAGTAGCTACAGAAACTTGTGGAGCTGCTCCTTCGACAGTATTCTGTCTGTGGGCAATAGCTGCTTCTTCCAGCTTGATCTCAGTAATGACTTGTCTAACTTTGTCATCAATTCTGACCATTTCAAGAGTATATTTACCATTGTCAATATGCTCCTGTTCCCACTTCAACTCCAAGGACCTTTTTTGTTTGTAAAGGTCTTGTATCATTAACAACCTCCTCATAGGTTATTCTGTTTAACGGGCCGAACATTCCCGTCTTTTCCCATTTTATACCTTTATCTCCTAGTTTGTCAAGGATAGCATTTTCAACGCTTTTAGCTGTATCTTCACCATGTTCAATAGTAAATTTTGCATGATGGTCGTAAGCCCAGATATTTATGAGAGTTTTTTTCATTTTCACACCTTTATATATCAAAAGGGGCGAAACTGTGTTCGCCCCTTTAATTTAATTATTAACTTCCTTCAACACCGAAGATACCTCTGTAGTCAGATACACCGAAAGAATATCTTTCTCTCGCTTTGTATCTTACGTTTCCAGTTGAAAAGTCACCTTCCATTTTAGTTTGGATAGGTAGTCTTTCAAAGTACTTCATACCATTTGGTACATCAGTAATGATGTAGAAAGAGTCAACGTCTGTTAAATAGTGATTGATTCTGTAACCTTCAGGAATCATTCCCATATTTTTTAGAGCGTTGATGTCATTATCTGCAGTTCCAACTCTACCTTGAGATTTTAATAATCTCTCAGCGTTGAATTGGTTTTCAGAAGGAACAATCATTTTCATTCCTCTAGCTGCAATTTTTAGACCTCTTTCATCAGTCATCCCAGCGATGTCAATCATCGACTGTTCTAATGATGTTTCGTTTAAGTCAGCTTGCGTTGCTAACGTGTTAGCTACATTTCCAGCAATAGTCGGGTGAGCTGTGCTAAATAAATTAACATTGTCACCTGATTGGAATGAAGTCGCTGCTCCAATTCCAGGCAGACCTTGGTTTAACGGTGTAGCAGCTTTAATCTGCTTAGCGTTAGCCATAGATCTTGCTAGTGCTTTTGTGTATCTAGACGCAAGTCTGTCATACAAGTTGTCTTCCATAGCTTCTTCAGTCAAAGCGAATGCAAGTGCCACTGTTTCGTTAGTGTATCTTGCAGTGTATGTTTCCTGTGCGTTGTCAAATGCAACTGCAGAACCCTCAGGTTTTACATAAGCATTAGCAAAGCCAGATAACATTACTTCCTCTTCGAAAGCTCTGTCAGATGATTCTTTTGCATAAATTTCTTCATGCTCTGAATCATATCTTTTATACTCAAGGCCGAACAAGGCGTTTAAACCTGGCTCAAGCTCTTTTACGAGTTGTTGTCGTGATATTGCCATAATTTATAACTCCTTATTATGCTGCGCCGGCAGTTCCAGAACCATATAAGTGCTCACATATCATTACTCGCCAATTTACATTGGCAGCAGTTATATCTGAGTTTTCTGGATCTCTAGAAACTCCCATTACTTTTAGTTGAGCTGGACCTGCTGCAAAAGTGTCTGCAGATTCAGCGGATGATACTCCGTTAGAAGTACTACCACCATTAGAAGCAAGATCACAAGTTTTGTAAATGTCTGCTTGAGCAGAAGCACCTGTAGCAGCTGATTGAATTTCAAACATCTGATAAGGACTGTCATAAACAAAAGCCTCGATATCTTGACTCTGAGGAGGTGTTATGCTCCCTGGATAGTAGTTACTAAACGTAGGTTTTCTTGTAGTTGGGTCATCATAAAAACATCCCCAGAACGCTCCAACATTTAATACATCAGTTAGACCAGCAATATCAATGTATCCAGTTCCAGTAGCTGGTGAGCTTACTAGAGAACCTTGAAACATTGCGCTGGCTTCACCTGCATCTATTTTGTGTGAACCCATTCCAGTGGAATCATCTTGTTGACCAACTGTCTTTAACGGTCTTAGACCGAAAGCGGCATCTTGATTAGCCATATTTGTTTCCTCCGTTAGTGATTATTTCTAATCACTGGTTAATTTAAATTCGTTGGTCGTAATTGTTAAAAAACTCTTACTTACCACCGAAAGATTTGCTAGAGCGGCTATCATAACTGATAGGCATGCTCGGGTGCTGATCCTTCAGTAAATCGTTCTTAACTCCGTCAACTCTCTCATTAGCTTTATCTGCATAAAACTTAGATCGAGCTTTTGCGATCTCTTCGGGTATTCTGGCCAGCAACAGACCTCCAACTCCAATGACTCCCTTGTATTTTCCTTCTCCCACAATTGGAAAACCTTGTGCTTCGTATTCTTCTGCTCTAACTAATTCATATCCTGATCTTAATTTACCAGCAATATTTTTAGTGTCATCGAATCCTAAGCTTTCGGCTCTTATCCATCTGTGCCTGAATCCATCAGGTGCAGGGGGTGCATCTAAAGCATTTGGTTCTTTCCAAACAGCAGGACGCTTTGTAGCTTCTCTGGTGTCGGATGCACGGGAGTGTTCTTTAACCTCTACTGTTTCAACAGCTTCAGTCACTTTAGTTTCATTTTTTTTCATGCTCTTACTCCTCTATGTTTATTTGTTTAGCATATTCTTCAAGTGGCACATTCAGTTTTCTAGCAATTGCTACCTGTGATGATGTGAGTTGCACAGTTCTGCGACCAGCCTTTTTAACACCTCTGGTAGCCGAAGCTACAGTTTGAGTAGGTTTGGTCGTTACTTCTGTAGTCTTACCAAATTTATGGGGAAATTCAAGTTTTATTCTCCTATCTAATTCTCCATAATAGTCTTCTGATTGAGGGTCATAACCTTCTTCTTCGACTAACTTTTTATGTAGACTAAAAGCGGTATAAGTCATGGGTTCATCTTTTCCAAACCATGAGTTAGTTTCTGCCCATTCTGTTGCTCTTGCATCAGGTTTT